CCTCCGGCTGAACAGGATTCCAGAAGTTATACGTTCCTTCTTCCAAATAGAGTTTCTTTTTCTCAAAAAGCTGCTCAATAGAGTATCCGGTAATATGCTTTACCTCAGATACACCGTCACCTGATGTAGCCGGCCTCTGAAGAATGTAGATACCAAGCTGTTCGGTAAACAGCATTTTGTAGCTGGTCAGCAAACGATAAACCGGATTGATTTTCCCATCGGAATGCCGAGGGACATCGAACTCAACGCGGCTTACATCCGCATAGTTCAATTCAAAATTAAGGTTACTGACCCAAGGAATAACCCCAAGCTCTTTACCGGCCAGAGTCTGCAACCGCAAAGCGGGCTGCTTAATCTGGCTGGCTTCCAATTTAGAATAGTCCAGGTACACCTCTGGCCTCCTTTCTTATGCTCCGACGTTATAAAGGTATCGACCGCTGATCGTTACGCTCCCAGTTCCAGTGAATACCAATTCATTGTCTCCGGGTTCCAACTCCAAAAACACAAAATTGAAGTGTTCATAAAGATCGTAGCCAGAAACTTCCTCGGTAACTACCTGGTTCTCATTGTCAACACGGATAGACAAACTGCTTCCCGGCAAATTATCAAACCGCATTTCTGCTCCGGTCGTCTTGTTCTTTACTGCAAAACTGGTACAGCCGGCAGCAAGAGTGACCAACATTTCTGGGCGCAACTTTTCCATGCAGGTACTGTCGTTGTAAAACCGCACCGCTGTTCCCCCGCTGATTTGATAGGTCTTCGCAAATGGATAACTATATCCATATGGGCAGTCGCAGATGATTTTAGCTTCAAACGCCATAGGCACCCAGCTGAGATGAATAGGCGTCAGTTCCTGAACGAGACACCGGAATTGAATATGCTCCATATCCGGCTGATCAATACTGAGCCATTGGTACTCCTGATACCCTGTCAGCCATTTTGAAACCGCCTGCATTTCATAGCGATCCAACTTATGATCTGCTCCGAAAATCAACGTAAAGCTCAACGGACTATCGTTATATCGCACACCATAGTGGATCGGCGCAACACGATTTGCCAGCCGCGTCTCCACCAGATTTGCTTTATTGCCAAAACTATTGGCACTATGTTTATTGCTGGACATATCCGCAATGTACATACCAAACATGGAAGCGGGCATACCAGCATAGGTAAATTCATAGCTTTTGAACATTGTCTTCCCTTCCTTGCTATATGAAAGGGACGCCCAATTTCGGGCGTCCCAATCTTATCTCCCGATTCCAATGAGCCGTCCAATCTGATTGACCATATCGCGTGTAACCTTGATATGCTTATCAACCGTAGACTGGTCGGTACCATGAATGATCGTATCGCCAATCTGCACTTCAATGGGTCTGCTGTTGTTGGTGATATTATTTACCATCTTACTGCCGCCTACCTGCTTCATCACATCAGACAAAGTAGACTTGCCAGCATAATCCGGCAGATCACTCATTGCGTCAGAGAGCATATTGATACGATCCATCTGTGTGGTCAGATTGTCCACCATCTGTTCGCTCAATACCCACTCCTTGGTTTTCAGCAGAGAGAGTTGTTCGTTGGACTTGATATCTCCTCCGCCGACAATGCCACCCTCATGATAGGTGTACTTTCTGTACTTATCGTACAGCAGTTGCCCACCCACGCGATCTACGTACCAAACACCATCACTGCCGCGCACCGCAGTAATGCCATACTGTGCCAGCTGTGCGCCAAGCTCAAGATTGCGCCGGTTCAGATAGAGCTTGCCGGCAGCATCTTCATAAGCGTGCTGCTTGCTGTTTGCATACATTTCTTTGATGATCGCATGGATCATATCTTCGCCGCTGGAGCTATTGTCGTAGGTAGCATTCCCAACTTGGAAATTTGTTCCGCTGGACTGCGTGGCCTTGATGTCTCCTCCGATACTTCCCAGAGCAGACACGTAACTTCCATACCGTTGTGCAGCAGCCAAGCAGTTATCCCAAGCATTCGCAATATCACTGTTCAGCACATCACCATACTGCGTGTTCCAACTGATCAGCTCGCTATACAGCGTATCCCAGTGAGACTCGATATAAGAGATTGCCATATCATAGAGCTTCTGATGAGAAGAGATACTGTCTTCCAGAATCCCAATTTCCTTATCCTTCTCGTCATGATAGGACTCTTCCATCTTATCCAGAGCGTCCTCCTGAGCCTCCAGTGTTCTGTCCGCCTGTTCGTCGGCCAAATCAGACTGAAGCTCACTCAGTTCTTTGAGCAACGCAGCTTTTTCAGCCTGAGCTTCGCGGCTGTCATCCAGAGAAAGCATATCAATACGAGCTTGCAGCTTCGCAATCTCACGCATTTTAGATGCCATGGTCTTCTGGTGATCTGCCTCGTCTTTGCTGGCCTCCAATGACTGCTTCTTCAGGTCGATAATTTCAGAGTACGCATCCTTCATGTCCTCCAATCCGTCGATCTGATCTTGGATACGCTGTTTCAGCATATCCATTACATAATCGAGGATGTCGTTCAATCCGTTCTGCATCTCCTCTAACTCGTCCGTCACGCCACCCACGGTTTTACCAATGCTCTGTACGGCGTTGTCCGCCATAGCCCGAATTGCATTGATATTCCGCAACGCCGCTTGGTACTGATCTTCGTCCAGTCCAGCCAAAGCCAGATTTGCATAGACCAATCCCCAAGTTGCGTTAGTAGCCTGTTCGGTTGCATACAGCAAATTATTCAGAGTTGCGATATCGCCCTCAGACTTTGCCATACGAAGCGCTTCTACATAGGCCAAAGAACTCTCAATCGCCATCTGCTGCGTCCGTGCGGCAATAACCGCTTGGATGCGCTCTTCGTTGATGACAAGCTGCCCATTCTCATCAATCAGGTACGCTACGTACTTCTGCCCAAGCCCGATAATACTCTGCAAAGTATCTACGGTAATGAACCCGCTCTGGGCATACTCGTCCGCCGCGTCATGGAGTGTGTCATAAACATTTTGGATAGTATCAACCGCGTCGGAAGCCTCTTCAACGATACCATCCAGAAGCTCCATAATCTGCTTACGGGCTTCCTTGATATCCTGTCCAAGTTCTTTCCAACTTTCCGAACCGTCACGATTTTCCTCGTTCAAGTCCGTCAGAGAATTGATAAGATCCTCAGTTTCCTTCCTCAAACCATTTGTGGCCTCCTGCAGAGTGTCGTATCCACCCTTACTATCGGCCACCAGCTCATTCAGGTGCTCCATGTTTGCGATCCAAAGTTCATTGGTATCGGCGTTATACTGTACCTCGAACCCCAGATCTCGCAGCGCCTTAACGCCGGAGGAGATCGTGCTTTCCCTTTGGTCATTCAGATTTTGCAGCGCCTCTTGCTCACGCTGATAGGCACCGATCAGCTGACGCTCCAAAAGGATTTTCTCTCTCAAATCGTCAGAGTTATCAATTTTGGTTTCAAGCTCCGCTCTGGCCTCTTGTGTCTTGCGCAGCCGTTCAACCGCCTCTCGATAGTCGTCAATGGTAGCGACATACTCTTCGACATCTTTCTTAGAGCTGCTACCCGACTTCGTATCGCTCTTGAAACTCTTCAAAGGCGCATTTTTCAACGCCTGCAAAGCCGCGATTTGTCCATCAATCTGGCTGATCGCGTCTTGGTACTTGGAAACATCCAGTTCAATCTGGGAAATAAAGTCCTCCAGATTGCTTTCCTTAGCGGTGTAGGAATATTCCGTCCCCTTAAAGCTACCGCTTGTCAGGTTGAGCTTAATGCCACTACCGCCAGTACCACCACCAGACCCACCTTGTACGTCAGCCGATCCAGCTACTGTACCGCTTGCAACACCAGCAATAGCCTTAGCTGTCTGGTGTGCCTGCTTTGCGACAGAAGCAAGATCCGTCTTTACGCTGGTCAGGTTGTTGTACATCGTCTGCGCCAGATCATAGGCAGCTTGATTAAAGTTGCCATTTACATCCGTGCAGACCTCAGCCGCTACCCGGTTGAACTCTTCCGCATTTTGAGCCATAGCAGCCGCCGCCAGCTTGAACGCAGTCGCCTCATCAACGCCAGCATCAATCAGAGCCTGAGCAACAGCGTTACCGGCATTGATCCGATACTCCGCCAGCTCTTTTGAGATATCTCCCTCACCCTCAGCAACCGCTTTGGCAAGGTCAAGCTGCGTCTGAGCTGCTTCCATCTTGGCCTGCAAGACTGCCTTTTCAGCTTCCAGCTGGGCAATTTGCCCATCAATCTGAGCATCCAATTCAGCCTTTTTGCCTTGAATGAAAGAGTTTACTACACCCTCATTAAGGATAATCTGACCATCAGCCGCTACTTGGGCATTATTCATGATCTCAGGATAGACCTTGGCGAACTCCAAAGCCTTATCCAATGACATGGTAAACCCGTTGGCTACCCCAGCCTGCAAATCTGCAAGCGTCCGGAAAGAATCAGAGATAGTATCAATGGTAGTTGCAACATTCGAGAAGTTTTGCAAGGCAGAAGTATATGCGTCCAGATCACCGGTGATTGAACCGTACAAACTGCTGTAGATCGCCAACTTGCCCTGGTTTTCAGCAATCGCCTCGTTGTTTTTCTTGATTTCCTCTGTGGCGTTGCCGATCATGCCCGACCACAGACCACCATCATTGCCAAGGTTACGCTGCTCCTCGTAATACTTAATGCTCTCTTGCAGGGTGGCGTTACGCTCTTGAAGCGAGTCGATCTCCTTTTGGATCTCGTCCATCTCGCCCTGCATTTTAGCATTAGCGTTTTCTTTCCATGCCGCTGTGTTGAGCTTTACGACGCCGTTCTCCTCGTAGAGGTAGTCCAGATATTTTTCCTCAGCACCGGCAAGAGACTCAATAGTTTCAGCAGACAATCCGCCGCCACCGGCCATATCACTTTCGGCAGACGCCAAAGCATCATACGAAGACTGCAACCCCGAAATAACATCGGTCAGTTTTTCCAGCTGTGCAATATATACAGAAGTGCCACCGTTGTTTGTGGCCTGTTGCATTGCTCCGCTGAACTCCGGGAAGGTATCGTTGGCAAGCTCCAAAAGGATCTTCTTATATGCCTCAGAATACTCCGTGCTATCCTTGATCCCCTGGATATATCCGTCGAAAGCATCCTGAGTATTGATATCAGTAGTTTTCAGCGTCTCTCCAAGGTCAATGACCGCCTCATTTTTGAGGAAGTTCTCTTGAGCGGAGTTATAATCGTCTACGAGTCCCTGATAAAACTCAATCTGCTGCTGAACGTTGTTGAGGACATCTTGGGATGAGTCCCCAAGCCAGCTATCAGCCATGCTTTGCCAGCTATCGTCACTCAAAAGTACGTGCTGGAGTTCTTTGTACATTGCCAGGACTTCTTCTGCGTTCTTTCCTGCCAGTGCATAGCTAATACTGATTTGCCCGTTGACATTTTCCCACGCATCATTAACATAACCGATCTTTCGCAAAATCTGGTCAATGCCACCTGCGTCAGTAACAACGCCAAGGAAATTCGTTCCAGAACCTTCAGCGTTGATACCTTGGTTATATCGTGACATTGCGTCACGGTACTTGGTATCCAAAGTATCTCTGGCGTCATACGCTGCTTGCAGTTTAACGTTGTCGAGCTTCTTGATCTCGTCATCCAGCTTGCCATTAACCAGATCAAGATTATCAGCCTGCGCCCCAACCAGATCCGTAATATCTTTCTGGATACGCTTCGCCGTCTCTCTGGCAGAAGAGTCGAAGTCGCCGGCAGTTGCCAGCTCTTTATACTCTGCAATCAGATCGGCAAGCGAATTACGCTGATCATTAGCCGCCTCCGCAGCCTCAGTCATAGACTGACGAGCTTCTTCTGCCCGTTGCTTTACGCTTTGCCATACCTGAGCCAAAGCCATGACAGCAGTAACTGCCAGGGTAATCCATGTCATGGGGTTAGTCGCCATCGCCGCAAATGCGGCCTTGGCGTTGGCCCCAACAACCTTCCAAGAAAATGCCTGCTTCTCATTCGCTGCGGTCTGTTGCAGAGCAGCAACGATTGCTTCCTTCTGAGCAGCCGTCAGTTTCTTGGAGTTTAGGATCTCGGTCATCATTGCGGCGGTAATCTGCTCGGTCGTCCGCTTCTCGGTAGCTTTCGCCATATTCTTGGCAAGCGTAGCAGCAGTCGTTTTATCCGTAGCAGCCCTTTCCGCCAACTCTTGGATCGTATATCTCTGTGCAGAAGCAATCAGACTGGTCATTGTCATGACCTGCTTCTTCTGCTCCGCAGTCAGTCCAAGTGCGCTCATTGCTGCCGCACGCTGAGACTTATCAAGTCCCATCAGCTTAGTAGCATAATACTGTACACTTGTGGCGCTACCGTCCATAACCACGCCAGACGCTCTGATAGCCTCTGTCACCGGAAGGACAGTGCTCTGGAGCATATTCATTTCGGCACGGAATTTATAAATCAACGCAATCGCACCAACAAGACCGATTGTACCAAACAATCCCAGCTTCTCCGTCAGCTGGTCAATCCCGTTGGAAACAAGGTTCAAAGCATCAACAACGAGCTTCATATCGTCGGTCTGGAACAGATTCTGAGCCACACCAACCCATGTTTCTTTCAGTGCATTCAGCTTATAATCCAACGATTGCGTAATCTTGTCCATCTCGCGTCCTGCGCTGCCGGCGCTCTCTTCCATCTTTACGATGGCACTACGCGCCTGATCAAAGTTGGACAAAATCGCGGCACCAATCTGAGCCTGCCGTTTACCGAACAGAGCCTCCAAAAGGTTAGCTCTATTCTTATCGGTCAGCTCATCCCAGATATCCGCAATATCGGACAGAATGTCATAGGTAGAACGATAAGTCTCGGGATCGTCCGCCTCAAACAAACTGATACCCCGGTTATTATTGCTTGCGACCTTAGTGAGATCGGCAATCGTACCGGTCAATTCGGACACGTCTGCGGAGTATTCCTCCGTCTCCTCATCATAGCCACGGATACGCATTGACAAGGTTTTCAGACCGTTACCAACCGTCGCCGCGTCTCTTGTGATTTCGATAGCGGCGGTCGCCAGAGCTACCGTTTCCTCAAATGTATTGTTTGCAGCAGCCATAGCAGCAGAGCTACGGGTCATAGCCTCCACAATATCACCGTTGGACACGGCGAACTTATTACCCACTTCGTTGACCTTGGAGATAATACCATCCAAAGAGTCTTCAACATCGAGGTCGTAAGCCTTGATGATACTTACCAAGCCGTCTGTCGCCTGGGTAATATCCATGTCTGGAGAAATAGCTTCAAAGATAGCAGAGTTTTCTGCCAGCTTTGCGGCATCTTGCATAGCATAGCCCAGTCGTGCCCATTCCGCCGTCTGAGAAATAACTTCCTCAGTGGTTACACCCAGCGCTTTGGCTGTGCCATTGGCACTATGATAGAAACGGTCATACTCCTCTCTGGTCGCGGTCGTGACTTTTTGCAGGTCAATCATGGCCGTATCCAGATCAACGATCGTAGTAAGTGCAGATCTCAGCAGCCGGAACGCACGGAAGAGAAGCGTAGTAGCAGATACCCACTGGAGTACCTTACCTACGTTGTTCTTCAAAATGTCGCCCAAAGACTGCATATTCTTTCCAGCAGCTTTGACCTCAGATTTGAACGTGCTAAATTGCGCCGTCCATTTTCTCAGATCCATCTGATTGTCAACGCGCTTGAGGTTTTCACGTAGCTGTTGGAATTGCGCATTAAGACCAGGATCTTGTTTCAATGCACTCCATGTTCTTCCAACCGTTTCCAAATCAGCTTTTGCTTTCTCCAAGTTTTGAGTAAACTTGAAGTCGTTGACATCACCACGCTGGACGCGGAGAAGTTCAGACATTTCCTTACTGCAAGCACCAATCAGAGATTGTAGCCGCTCATATGTCGCAACCTTCTCCCTATCCCCCATATCAGCGCCATACTGTGCCGCTGTCTCCCGGAGCAGTCTCATATTCTGCACGAGATTTTCTGTGGGGGCCACCACCTGGCTAAACTTCGTTTGCAAATCAGCAATGGTAGACGGGATACTCTGCATTGCGACATCGTAATCTCGCGCTTTGTCAGCCAGCTCCATCTGGGTATAAACCAGTTGGGTACCATTCAAAAGACGGCTCTGTTCAAGAGCCATCGCCTGCTTCGCATATTGAATAATATCAGCATAGAGAACCAGCTGTGCCTCCAGAGCCGCCCGCTGATTATTCAGCACAGACAGTTGACCTTGCAAAGCCAGCAACTTGTTTTTGTCGTCGCTGGTATTCAGCTTTGTCATAGAAGACTGAACAGAGGTAATCTGCTTGTCCAGAGAGATCAACTGAGTATAGATCTTGTTCGCACCACGCAGCCGCTCCTGGAAGACAGCCACATCATTGTTCAGCTGGTCAAAACTGTTGAGGAAAGCTACCAACTGATCTTTGGTGCCGACGCCTTGCAAAGTTTTCTTCAATCCGTCGATCTTACTCTTGAACGTGTCGGTCAGTGTTCCGGCAGATTCCAGTCGTTTCTCCAAGGCTTCCAGCCCGGAAAGCTGATCTGCCTTGATAGAACCGATGTCCTTTGTTCTCAGCTTGGTTGCTACATACTCGGCGTTCTGGTACTCTTTGACCAAACGCTGCAAGCCGGAAATCTGAGCTTCCAGATTAGAGCGTTGAACATTATCCAGCCGCCCTTCGGCGGCAATCATGGTCTCAATCCGGGCATTGACTGCGGCGTAAGTATCATTCAGCGCTGTCAAATGAGCGCTATCCGTAATCGGCTTTACAGAAGTTTGACCGACATAAGCGGCTTGAATATCAGCCAAAAGAGCCTTTTGGCGATTCAAGTATGAAACCCTTGATTCATTGTCCTTCTTGGCCTGAGCCGCTACCTGCTCCTGCTCTCTGCGCTGACGCTCCAGATTTGCAGTCACATTGGTCAAATGGGTATTGATTTCGCCCGTCCCCGCATTATAGGTTTGCAGATACGTGACGGTTCTCTGCATCTGATCCGTACCCTGAATGGTCAGATTCAGCATACGTTCCTCTTCGCCGTTCACCGCTTCCCAGCGGCCAGTGATTCGGTCAATCTGGATACCCATTTGATCCAGTTGATCAGTCATGGCACGAGAGATGTCGGGGCTGACCTTCAAATTATTAAGCTCAGTCTTAATCTTGTTGACAGAGCTTTGATCCAAGCTCAAAGAAACACCAACGCTTTTGGATTTTGTTGCTCTGGCGATTTGCTGAGTAATCCGCTGAGTTTGAGACTGAATACCAGCTTCGTCCAGAGTTACACCAACCTTGATGCTGCTTTTGGAATTGATCAGCTTTGCAATGTTGGGAAGTTGCGCAGAAATACGTTGTGCGGAAGCCTCTTCATCAGCCTCCAGCTCACTGGTCAATACAATTTTCAGATCTTCGTCCACATCTCTCACCACCTTTTTCTGTTAAATTTCATTTCACATTGATCCCCTGTCGTCTCAGTCCAGCTTTCAAAGCATTTACATGAGCGCGGCTTTCTTTCAGGTGCTCAATGGTTTTTGCAGTAAAAGGACGAGGCTCCATATAGCGCCTACGGCTGGGAAAATCATAGTGATAGAATTTATAACCGTCTCCAAATTCCACCAGCTCAGGTAGATTTTTACCAGTCGTTACCTGATCGTCGTTCATACAGCCACCCGGATTCGGTTCAGTCATATTGACCACGACCATCACGCCGCCCTTTGCTGCTCCGCCTCGGATTTCAATGTTGTAGGGATCTCCCAATCCGCCGTATTCTCCACGGCGACGGTACATCCGAGGGGTATAGACCTTGTACACCTCAGAGTAGATGGTGGCAGCTTCTTCATCCTGGACTTCCTCAAAGACTTCTTTTGTCATTGCGTCGTCGATTTTTGCCATAAGCTGCTTGTTTGCCTTTTCAAGCGCTTCCCGAATGTTCATGCCGCCACCTCCCACTCAATAATTTTCTTTGTTGCTTACGCCTTTCTTGAGTTCAGCAGACCTTGCAGGATTCCACCTTCACCCAGTCCTTTGGTACCTTCGGAAAGGATACCGGCATACTGCATGAGCGACTCCGTGTCGATATCCTTCACCTTATCGGCCAATCCCTCCAGCAGATCGCGGAGAGCTGTATCCGTACCATGATCGGCAAGAATACTGCTCTTTTTCCAGTCGATAGCCTGCCCGCACAGGGGAACCATCTCATTCAGCATATCCTGATATCCGGCGTTCTGGACGTGATCCAAGTCCATAGCCAGATACAGCTCATTCATGGCATCCACATCCAGAGCGGGAACACCCACTTCATCTGTCTCGTTTTTGAGCGTCATGGCCGGGATATTGGTACACATCTGGAGAATAGTAGCTCGCAGCATAGGCGAGACATACTCAGGGCGGAACTTGCCCGTCGCATCGAAACATCCAGAAACCACACGATTCAGAAAGGTGCTCTTCTCTGCGATAGTCAGAGCTGTATGGAATGACACCTCAAAAGAGCTGTCCCCCACAGTAAACGCCTGGGTGTAAGCATCTTCCTTCTTGTTCTCTTTCAGAAAGGCTTTCACCGTATTTACAGCGATTTTCTTCATTTTATTGATCCTCCACAAGATTCATTGCCGCACGGAACGTCAGTTCGTCGGCGTGTTGGCTGATCCAGCCGCGATGATTTTCTACCAGTCGGCACACCGCCGTCCGATCATCACCTGCAAACCAGTTCAGATAGGGAACAAAACCGGAGCGCTCCGGGTGATCGAACAAATCATTCTGTCCCTCATGACCGATTACGATGATTTTGCAACTGTCATGTAAACGAGTCAGAACCTTCTTCAACTCGTCAAAGTAATAGTTCTGCGCCTCGTCGATGATTACCACTTTGTTCTCAAAGTTGGTACCACGCAGAAACGTGTGCGTAGCGCACTGGATATATGCGGTTTGATACTTCTCGTTGACTGCACCATCGTAAAATGCAGTATTGCGATTTACACCAATTTTTTCCAATGCTTCATAAAATGGCTCAAAATACGGCTCGGATTTTTCCTCGATCGTACCCTTCAAATATCCCTGCTTCTGCTCCTGAGTAGGAGAGGCAATATAGACGATGCCATCACACCGTCCGTATTGATAAAGCAAATTGGCTGTGGCCGTAGCAATCAGTGTCTTGCCGGTACCAGCTTTAGCATTGCAAAACACAATCAGCTTCTCCGTGTCCCAAATAGCATCCCGAAAAACTTTCTGGTATTCATCCAGTCTCAGTCCATAAAAAGGATGCTCCTGCAGGGTAGCGGGGACATCATAGATTTCCATGCTGGTATTTTTCTTTGCCATATCTTCTTCACTCCTATCAAAGAATGGTATCAATGTCAGTTACGATCTCGTCGGCAATACCCAACACGATCATTTCTTCACTAAACAAGAACCAATCACGGCGATAGTTCTGGTCGTAGACTTCCTCCGTGATTCGGGTGCTGGACAAGATGTACTCCTTCATGCGTTTTTCCAATTCCTTGGTAAACTCCAAGTTGTCCAACATTTTGCCGATGCTTCCGATCGCACCGGAAGATCCATCATGAATGAGACAACTGGTATGAGGAAAGACATAGCGCTTATGGCCGGCCATCAGCAGAAGTCCGCCAGCGCTGTACACTCGGCCCATACCGATCGTGTAAATCGGTGTCTTGGACAGGTGGATCATGTCGATGATGTGGAGCACCGTGTCCACGCTGCCGCCATCCGAATTGATGAAGATTTTGATGGGCTTACGCTCTTCCGGCGCAATTCCCTTATCCTCGGAGTTCCACTTCTTGATATACAAAGCGATATCAATAGTAGCGTCGCTGATATCGTCATTCCAAAGAATCTCGCGCTTTTTCAACCGGCGATAATATTCCACCATAGTGGGATCAGGCAATGTGGTGTCTAATACCCCCCCCACGTCGATAAAATCCTCGTTAAACTCCTCCATGAGCTTCTTAGTCATCTCGTTCTTTTTCATTGAAGTCGTCCTCGCTTCCGATTTTGATATTGTTTACGACGTAATGCCCAATCATCACAGCGTCCGCCAAGTTGTCGTTTTCAGTAACGATCCCATAAATATCCCTTGCAGCTTGCAACGATAGGATTTTTGATGTCTTTTTGCCCGTAGGTTCGACAGATGTGATCTTTGACTTGATCTCCTTTGTCGTCCTACCTCTTGCTTTGCAGTAATTTTGCCATTGTGTGGGTGCTACCAAATTGTACAAAATATTCGTTTTTTCACACATATTCACGAGTACGCCCTGTAGTTGAGCCAGTTTTTTGAAAGATTGAACATTCTTTCTAAGCTGAATGTCCTCCAAAAACACCGCATCAATGTCGTGCGTTCGGATCACCTCACTAAGCAAAGCCTCAATGTGCAAAATTGCCTGCTCGAATGTATAGTTTTTGCTATCAAAGCCCCACGTCCCATAGTCCAGCAGTTTCTTTACCTCATAGTCATAAACCGCCCATGCGCCGTGTCTGGCTTGGTCAACGGCCAAGATTTTCACCCGTCTCACCACCTTTCTTTATGAGTCTGAAAAGGAGGGCCGAAGCCCTCCTTCCCATTACTCCTGCTGCGACTCAGCCTCGTTATCCACCTGTTCTTCGGCCTTGGTTTCCTCCGCTTCGACTACTGCTTTCTTCGCCCTGCTGTTTTCGTGCGCCAAAGCATAGATTTCCGCCAGCAGTGCTTGCACACTCGGCGTATATTCTGCCGTATTACGAAGGTCGATGCCGCGTTTCCGAAGAGCGCTATATGCCTGTTTCGCATCGTGGTTGGCCTGATACCCCATGAGCACCGTCCAAATGTAGTAGTGCTCAGGGGTGTCAGTATGAAGCCTCCAGCTCCGCTCTTTCTCACAGGAATAGCAGGTTTTGTACGAAGCGCCGCACACCTTGCAATTCCGAATCATGGTAAACCGCCTTACTCCTCAAAGAGGATGTAGCACAGCTCCGCGTCGTCGGCGCAATAATCCTTCAGAGCAGTGAAGGAGAAGGGGTGCGTACCTTCCGTGGTCAGGTTGACCGTGAAGTTGTTGTCGATCTTGGCCTTGGGGAAGACAATCTTACCGGCACGCTTGACAGACGGGTTGCACACGTCAGCAGCCAGAATGTCCACGACATACATCGCGGCCTCGGCAAAGCTCTCGGCACTGTCCACCAGCTTGACGGCAGAATCCGTCTCGTACTCATAGAACACACCAACAGTGGTTCCGACGAAGGAAGCGGGCAGAGTGATAACCTTGCCCTCGATCTTGGCGTTACCCTCATCAACGCCGACCTCGATCATACCGCTGATGTTCTTGTCCTCGCTCATGGTGTACACGGCAGCGGGGACAGAAGTGGGCACGTGCTTCAGCGTAGCGGTCTTGGTGCCCTTGTCGTCCGTCACGGTGAGGATAGCAAAGTCGGCACCCTTGACCTTCTTGGAGCTATCGGCCACCTGCACCTCAGATCCGAGCTGTGCGCCCATCAGGTTCAGGTTCAGCAGAGACAGCTCACCAGAGAAGTTCACACCCTTAGCGGTGTCGAAACGGGCGAGCAGAACGCCCTGAGCGTCAGTCTTGTCGGTAGACTCGCCAGTGAACTCGATCTGAGGACTCTCCACGCTCGTACCGGTGAAGTCCACCAAACCCGTTGCCAGGTTGATCTGAGTAATTCGACGTACCTTGTCGATGACAAATTGAGTTGCGTTAAACATGGTATTCATCGTCCTTTCTATGTTTTTTCGGGATCATTTCAGATCCCCCATCCAATGCAGTTCCTTTTTGTCGAGCTTCTTCATATCCACACAGCCGCTGTAAATGCCTTGCATTACGAAGTTGTAGCTCTTATGCTTCTGAACACGCTCCACGCTGTCCATAAAAACACCGATGGGCAACGTCCATACGTCATCCCACCGGTACTTAAATTCTGGGCAGTTTGTCAAAGAAGAGATAAGAGGCAACAGTAATGATTGAAAAGGCTTCTGCATTTGCAGTGCCATTTCATCCCTGTCATCCTCAATCATGATTTTTCTCGTGGCGTCGTTAAATCCCGTATCCACATTCTTTTTCAGCTTATGGATTTGACGGAGATAGTCAGTCATGAGCTTATGAATAGCTCGGTCGATCACCACTTGATCTTTATTCTTCAGTACAAGGTCTGGGAGACCTGTTTGTGTACCGAGCTTAAAGGTCGTGAAGTCCATATCCCCAAAAAGGATAGACACCTCAGATTTTTGAAGCGTCTGAAAAAGGGATATGAAAAGGTCGTATTCGTCTATCTTCTCCCAGAAGACATGAAGTTTGTCCCAGATTTCGACTTTTCGATCGGCGGGGGTCGAACAGATAGTGCGCACCAGTCCGAAATACCGCTGCTCGCCAAAATCTACGATTTCCTCCAAGGTGGGTTGCCTGATCAAGATTTTATCGTTGATCTTGTATCCCTCTCCACGAAACAATTTCAGCTGATCAATCAATGATACCAGCCTCCCTATTCATCTCGTGGGTAACGTACGGGATCGACCACCCGGAGTATCCTTCGTTGAACTGAACTTCATCCGCCGTACTGAGCTTGATCCCACCCAGTCCGAACAGGGGCTTGTCCCCGTTGTTCAAAATGCGATCCACCTCATCTGCCAGCAGATCCGCTCTGGAACCCTGCAGCAAATCAATCTGGTGCTCGTTACAGATGATATAGACAGTAATCCCTGTCTCCTTGATCACATTCGAGTCGGTATAGACCACACGACTACGCATCGTGATAAAGTTTTTGTCATCTGTTTGCGTACCAGGGACATAAAAGTGGGTTTTGATGAGGGGTTCCGCAGGGCTTTTACTACCCGTTTTGAAATCCTCAAACTCCGCCACGTTGTTCCCTACGTTACAGAGCAAATTGACCACCGCCTGATTTTGCAGCAGCTTTCGTTTCAGCAAGATCTTCTGTTGAATCATCGAATCAAAATGCGGCACCCTCATCACCTCCTTACCAGTTCACAATTTGGATTTTCATAACGGCCTCACTGCCGGAGGCGTCGTGGATTGCCTTGATCTCAATTTGTGTTCCCACAAATACGGGATCATCCGACGCCCGCAGCGTGATAACGCCGTTCATCTCATCGACAATGCTGGCCGCACCAGCAAAGTCATACTCCAAACGATATTGGAGTGGATCAATAGGAACGCCGCTCTCATCCAAGACTTGGACACGGATTTGCTTTGTCTCTCCGCCCGCGATCTTGAAATCGCCGTCCAGGTCTGTCAATGTGATATGGACGCTCGCTCCCGAGGTTTCCTCCGTCCCACCGAGGACAGAAGTATAGTAATCTGCCACCATCAACTCGGCGTTATCGGTAGCGGCATTGAATTGGTCTTCCAGTACGGCCCATTGGATCAAGCCATCCTCTGCACGTTCATCGCCCACTGCATACGAGATCGGATCAACTCTGGTGATACGATAGGCTGTTGGATCGACCTTGTTCTTGTCCATCAAGAACCGGGTCTGAGTATCCAACATAATCGTTTCCTCATTGTACGGCAGATAAATCAGGTGCTGGTCTTCGCCAACCGTCATCTGCGTTTTACCCGCCTCACCAGTGCCATACTGTGTGCTGTTTGTGCTATATACGGGGTATTCTACAATCTCACCTGTCAAAGGGGAGACGAATCGGATGGAGTATTTGCACTTCCAGAGTACCGCCTTTTCATAAATGCGGTTGTTATCCGGCAACGAACTCACCAGCCAAAACGCCCCGTCGTGTTTCACGTACTGCCCACATCTCAAGATACCGATATTGCAAAGAATCTGTCTAACCGTTGTGCTGTTATACACATCGCTGGTTTTCTGTTGGACAATAGCTCTTACCTGCTGCGGCTCAGTTCCAATCGCCTTATCGTAGATCAAAACATCAGACCCGATAAAGGAATCGAGCACTTCCTGAAAACCATCTTGGCCGTATGCCCAAAACTCATCATCCTCAAACCCGCTGTTGAAAAGAGGGCGTGTCATTCGATACCAGCTTTTGGATTCTTCTGACATATTGCTACCCCCTTATCCATACGCAGGATCTTTCTGACGATGAAGCAAAACTTCAACCTTGGCGATCTGGTCGTCAAGTTCCTGTTTTGTTACACGTTTGGTCGCATCTTGGCCGGTTAGCTGAACATCCTTTCCATAGATCCCGTTCAGCGCCATTACCCTGCTCAGTTCCCTTTGCAGGTAAGACACATACATCATCTGGGCGAGAGTACGAACGGCAATACTTTTCAACTTGCCAGAAAACTCGCGTGTCTCCTCGTTATACCCGAGGTCACAGCCCAAATTCAGTTCAAAATCTGCTACCGCTGTGGATAGCCATTCTGCTTCCAATGCCTCCGGGATCTCATATTTAGTCAAAGGCATGGAGTGGAATTTTTGCTCAACGTCCGCAAAGGTCGTTTTCTTTTCGTCCGCCATAATCCACACCTTTTCCTTTCATCGGTTAGACCTTGGCAGTCTCAGCCAGCTTGCGCAGAACGTCCACCTTCCAGGACTCCGCGTCCTCAGCGCCCACATTGAACGCCAGCTCCACGAGCATTCTCTTTTCGGCGTCGGTTTTCACCATAGCTTCCAGCTGCTCGTTAAACTTGGCTTTGGAGCGAATAGCCAACAGTTCCTTAACGCTTTCCTCATTCAAGAGGATAGGCGCGGAAACTTCGGCATCATCCAGGCCGAACAGCTCCTTACGCTTTGCCTCGTCCACGATCTGGATACGGGCATGATTTCCCATACCATCAGTACCGGTAAACATCACGTTGCCGGTTTGGATCTGAGCCAGAACCTCCTCTTCGGAGAGGAGGGGGAAATTCCGAGCTTTGCCCGGAATTGAAATATCGCCCTGCCCCGCCAAACGCCGAAAGCCCAGAGGCCAGGAGCAAAGGTTGTTTACCAGAACATTATTCGTTTTCATAACGATTCCCCTTTGATTGAAATTAGGGGAGGGGTTTGTGCCCCTCCCCGTTTGTGCCGTCATTCAGGCATAAAAAAAGACCTCTCACTTAAAAAGTGGGAGCATCAAAGTTCGTGTCGGAAATCAGACCGATCTGATCTTCCATGCCCTCGGCAACGCCTGCGCCGAACTCCATATCGAAGCGGGTCAGGTGCTGACGGGTTACGATGTCGTCGCCGGTCATGGTGGTCAGTCCGCCACGCAGGAAGACCTGCAGAGGAGACACAGAACCGCGAGGCAGGAAGAACAGCAAACCCTGGGGCATATACAGGTCATAATCGGTACCATCCTTGTTCAACTGAGTCCAGTTGATCGCGTTGGGCAGCTCGGTTACAAAAGCACCGTTGTACATACTTACCAGACCAGTCTGGCGGATCTCCTCGGCAACAATGTTGTTGGCGTAGCGGATCTCGTCGGCGGAGAACCGCTTGAAGCCAGCAAAGTCGTTGAACTGGGACACTACGCTGTAATCGCCGGCAATGTTGACCTTACCATAGCGACGCATGGACTTGAGCATATTGTCAACGGCGGTCTTGGTGATGCCGTTGTCCTCAGCGAAGTGCTTCACACCCTTGGCGTTTTTCAGGGCGTTGTACAGAACGGTCATGACGTAGTAGGTCATCTTGTTCTGCATATCAAT